TCCTCATTGGCATCTACTGCTATATGGGTCGTGAATGGGAACTCTCTTACCGTCTAGGTATGCGTCCTTGGATTATGGTTGCTTACAGTGCTCCTGTTGCTGCTGCATCTGCTGTATTCCTGGTGTATCCTTTCGGTCAAGGTTCTTTCTCTGATGCGATGCCTCTGGGTATTTCTGGAACCTTCAACTACATGCTTGTGTTCCAGGCAGAACATAACATTCTTATGCATCCGTTTCATATGTTGGGTGTTGCTGGTGTTTTTGGAGGAAGTCTTTTCTCCGCAATGCATAGGGAACTGTGCCCTTGTTGAGTAATCAGCAAGTGAAAATCGGGTGAACTGCTGGAACCCTAAGTTACTAAAATGTTACTTGACTTATATAAATAACTCTGGTAACATAGACTTTATGACTAACCAGTACTTATCTTTTGTTGAGGAATGTAAATCAAAAACATATCCTCCCAATACTTATCTTGAAGAGCACCATATTGTCCCAAAACACGATGGTGGTCTTGATAATCCAGAAAACCTTATTTCATTATCTTTTGACGACCACATACTCGCACATAAAATAAGGTACGATGTATACGGTCAAGTTTATGACTTAGCAGCATATAACTTGATGCGTGGTTTTGATAGTGAAGGTTGGAGACTTCTTAGAGTTGAAGGTGCCTATAAAACACACGAAGCACTAAGATTATCCAAGAAAAACTTTTGGAGTTCTGATTATCAAAAAGAAATGTCTGCTCGTTCTGTAAAGTCTGAGTATGCTATGAAAATGAGAAGTATTGGTGGTAAAGTTGGAGGTAAAAATAGAAACAAAAATGTTGCTATTACTTCTACTGATAAGTATATTTTCTCTTATAATAAAGTTGAAACAGTTTGTATAATAAACTGCGAAACTGGTGGAGAAGTTTTAGAAGAACTACAAAAAATAGTTCCCAATCAAAACTTCAAGAGAGTTACACCTCTTCTAAAAGGTGAAAGAGAAAATGCTTACAGTTGGTCTTGTAAAAAAGTTTAGTAATATGGCAATCAGCATCCAAGTCTTGAGTACACTCAAGAAAGGTTCAGAGACTACCTGAGGGATATAGTTCCCTTAATAACAGGTTTAAGTGCCCGACAACCTAATAAAATTTAGGTTGATGATATAGTCCACACCTTATGAAAATAAGGAATAGAGGTGGGTTCCCTCGTAACCTCCTCACTGGTTCGTGAAACCACTGAAACTGAATCGCAGAATTATGGTTACAAGTTCGGACAAGAAGAAGAGACATACAACATCGTAGCTGCTCACGGGTATTTTGGACGCCTTATCTTCCAATATGCTTCGTTCAACAACAGTCGTTCACTGCACTTCTTCCTCGCTGCCTGGCCCGTTGTAGGCATCTGGTTCACTGCTCTTGGTGTTTCTACGATGGCATTCAACCTGAACGGATTTAATTTCAACCAGTCTATTACTGATAGTCAAAACCGAGTAATTCCTACTTGGGCTGATATTCTGAATCGTGGTGGACTCGGGATGGAAGTAATGCATGAGCGTTTTGTGAACGCATGGCGCTCGTTAAATCGGATGAATTGCTGGAACTCTCTTGTAGACAATCAGCAGCCAAGCCTTGCAAGCGTGTAAGGAAGGTTCAGAGACTAGGCGGTGGATGACGCTTCATCCGTAATACGCCACTAGCGTCCGACACTCTTAAGAGTGATGATATAGTCCGCTCCCTCTGGCGACAGAGGTTAAAACAAAAGGAATGCTCACAACTTTCCACTTGATCTTGCTGCTACCGAAGCAACACCAGTTGCCTTGACTGCACCAACTATCGGGTGATATAATAAAGGGGAACTCTTCGGAGTTCCTTTTTTTTGTATAAATAAGTATAGAAAATACGCATTACAACTATGAAAACTTGCAATGATTGTAAAATTTCACTACCAGATAGTTCATTTCATAAGAGAACTTTTAGTTCTGGTAATGTTGGATTGCAACCAAGATGTAAAAAGTGTGCGACAAAAAATAGAAGACAGTATTATAAACCACATGAGTTTATGCGTAGAAAATTTAAACTTACCGAAGACCAATATAATGATTTGATGAAAAATGAGAACTGTCAGATATGTAATGTAGAACTAACAAAGAAATGTATAGATCACTGCCACACTAAAAATAAAGTTCGTGGAGTCCTTTGCAATAATTGCAATACTGCACTTGGTCTTGTTGGAGATAATATAGATACTTTACAAAAAATGATTGAGTACCTTAATGTCTCATAATCCTCAACACGAACCTATGGAACCCTGGGTAATCTGGGCAGGCGTAGGTATTATGATGTTCACAGTTATCATATTCGTCATATTCACTCTTTCAGTAATGTATTTTTAAGAATATGTTTTTCATTCTCACAGTCTTCATACTCTTCGGAATCTTTATGTTTATAATGTCAGTAACACAAGACCTCTAAGAATCCTACATATAGAGGTTGCTTTTTACCGATGAAAACCATAACATTTACAGAAGATCAAATTAAACTCCTAGCAGATGCTGTATGGATGCGTCAGAGATGCTTTATCGCAGGAGATAGAAGATTTAAAGAATATGGCGCAATGTTAGATGATATTCTTGAAGATATTGAATACCTTCCATCAAGATTCTGATTTAAATAAATATTTAAAAAGTAATCAATACAGATGAAAACTTTTAGAGAGTTTATTTTAGAATGTGAGTTGCTTGAGGGCATCCAACCACTTCCAAGAGAAAAAATGTTGGGGAAAGTTAGTAATAAAGAGGGAGATGCAAAATCATCTTTCAAAAAATACAAACTTTATAAAAAGGGAATATCAAGTAGTGTGGGTATGCTGGAAAAGAGAAATGCAAAAACAGAAATTAAAAAAACCGCATCTCAAATCAAAAAAATCAAGTCCAAGTTGAGAACTCACGACCCACTTGATAGTAGATTTAAAGAACTTGAAAACAGGGATAGAGGAGAAAAAAAATCAAAAACTAAATTAGAAAAAGATTATGAACTTTCTTCTGATGGAAAATATCGTAAAAGAAGTAGAGTAAAATAAATAAATTGAGATACCATTTTTTATGTACGACGCAACTTTTATCAGTGATGTCCATTTGGGGACTCCAAGATGTAATACTGAAAAGTTCTTAAAGTTTTTGAAAGAACTCAAAACTAAAAAGTTAGTAATGGTAGGTGATATTATAGACATCTACTGTATGGAAAAATATAATACTCGTTGGACAAAAGAACATACCGAGTGTGTTCATCAAATCTTAAATCTTGCTAAAAGGGGAACAGAGGTCATTTATATTCTTGGAAATCACGAAGGGCAAATTCGTCGCTACTGTGATTTTGAACATAAGAACTTCCAAATGGTAGATGAATATACGCATAAAGATTCAAAAGGTAATAAGTTTCTTTGTGTTCACGGAGATAAGTATTCCGAGTATTCATCCGGTTCCTGGAAACAATTGATGTTTAATAAAGGATATGAATTGATTACACCACTCAGTTTGTTCCTGGAAAGATTCTTCAGATTCTCTTTGGTTTATGCACTGAAGAATAGTGTTCGTGGTAAGAACTATATCAATCAATATGAAACTGATATTGCTTCATATTGTGCTCAAAGAGATAAGAAGTATGATGGTGTGATTTGTGGTCACATACATTCTGGAAATATTCGTAAGTTTAATAAAATTACTTATATGTGCTGCGGAGATTTTGTAGATACTTGTTCTGCAATTGTGGAAAAGAATGGAATCTATTGCTTGGAAAAGTATTGAATAATATCTTCAAATCCCAACAATTCATAGACACTCCAAAAAGAACTTCTTATAATTACTAAGGAGTTCTTTTTCTTTTATGAAGATCTTTTTAGACACAGCAGACGTTTCAATGATTAGTTCAGCATATGATACTGGACTACTGGATGGAGTTACTACAAATCCCACTTTGATTCTTAAAAGTGGTAGACAACTTCAAGAAGTTATTAGTGAAATTGGAAAAACATTCCCAGAGTTAGAAAGCATTTCGGCAGAAGTCGTTGCAGATACGGCAGAGGAAATGCTTACAGAAGCAAAAAATTATTATACAATCGCACCAGCAGTTACAATCAAAGGTCCCTGTACCGTAGAAGGATTGAAAGCATGTAAGCATCTTTCCTCACTTGGCATCAAAACAAATGTAACTCTTGTATTCTCGGTAGCACAGGCAATACTTGCATCAAAGGCAGGAGCAACTTATATTTCACCATTCGTGGGTCGTTGGATGGATAATTCTGTAGATGGTATTGAACTTATCAAGAATATCCGTAAGGCATTTGATTACTCAGGAACCAGCACACAGATTCTTGCCGCATCTCTTCGTGATGTAAGACAAGTAGAACAATCTGCACTTTATGGTGCTGATGTTGTTACAATTCCTCCAATTGTATTCTGGGGAATGTATAAAAATATTTTAACGGATAAAGGACTGGAGTTATTCCAGAAGGACTGGGAGGAAGTTCTGAAAGGAAAAGAATGAAACGCGAAGAACAGTGCTGGAATTTCATAATGTCCTCATTTGCGAGAACTTATGGAGTTGAAAGAACTATGCGTGAGCAAAAATTTCATGAAATTGCGTTAGAATGGTGTGATGATCATAACTACACTTGTGATGTTCATCTGGATGATTTAGATAAAGTTGATTTGTATTTTAGAAACATTTATAAAAACTGGGAGAATTAAATGAAAGTCGGTTTGATTGGTTTGGGAAGAATGGGAGAAGGAATGTCCCGTCGTATGATGAAAGCAGGTATTGAAGTCTGGGGTTATAGAAGAAACTATGAAAAAGCAAAAGAAGCATTTGAAAACGGATATATTAACGGTGCTGCAGATTCTATACAAAGCCTTGTTCAAGTAGTTAAAGGTGATAATAAACCAGGCATTTTTCAAATGGTTGTGCCTGCAGAAACAGTAGAGGAGACGATTAATGAACTACTACGATATTGTGGTGAAGGAGATATTATTATTGATCATGGCAATAGCAATTTTAAAGACAGTCGGAAGAGAGCAGAACGCCTGGTAAAGTTGGGTATCCAATATATTGATTGTGGCACTAGCGGCGGTGTTTATGGTTTGGATCGTGGATACTGTCTTATGGTTGGTGGTGGAGATACTGCAGTCGCCGCTTGTAAGAGCATTTTTAATGCCCTCTCTCCAGGAGTCAGTGCTGCCCCCAGGACTGAGTTTGACTCGCCTGTAACGTCCGCAGAGCACGGTTGGTTGCACTGTGGTGGCCCTGGTGCCGGGCATTTCGTGAAGATGGTTCACAACGGCATAGAGTATGGTATTATGCAGGCATATGCAGAAGGATTCAACATTATCAAGAATGCCAACAACGGAGCACAATATGTCAGAGAAGGAGACGCAGAAGTTGCCCCAATGGCAGACCCAGAATCCTACTGCTACGATATTGATGTTGCTGAAGTTGCTGAGTTATGGCGTCGTGGTAGTGTCGTTGGTAGTTGGTTACTTGATCTTACTGCTGATGTGCTGCGCCGCAGCCCAAATCTTACACAGTTCTCTGGGGGAGTATCCGATAGTGGTGAGGGTCGTTGGACTGTTAATGCCGCTGTGGATCTGGGGGTCCCTGCTCCCGTCATCACTACTGCCCTTTATGAAAGATTTAACTCAAGATTTTTGGGGTCATTCGGATCGAAAATTCTAAATGGTATGAGATATATGTTCGGTGGTCATCACGTTCGGTAGTGACTTGAGAATCTAAATACTTAAGATTCGCACATTACGAATGCTCTATTCAACCTCAGAAGAATTGCTTTATAATCTAGAAGCAACATCAAGTTCGGAGGCAAAAAGAAAATGGAGACAATCAATTAAAGAACAATGGAATTTTAAATGTGCATATTGTGAAAGTGAAGAAAATCTTACTCTAGATCATATTACACCAAAAGCAAAGGGTGGAACTGATAGAATTACAAATTTACTGTGTGCCTGTAAAGAATGTAACAATTCAAAAGGTCATCAAAAGTGGAATGATTGGTATATGAACCAAGACTTCTTTACCACTGAAAGATTATCAGCAATCATAAAATGGCAGAATCAAATTGCCGAAAATGAATTGGTGGTTTATCGTCCAAGAAAAGTTCCTCCATTATTTTAATTATTATGATTTCTACAACAACTCCTTATAAACTTGCAGAAATAATTCGTGATACTTGGCCACAACTTTACAGATCGCCAAAAATAATCTATAATAAGACAAATACCTTAAAAAAGAATGAATGACTATTGGGTGGTGATTGAAACTTCTACAGGAAGGGTAATTTCTCATTGTGGTGAGGAAACTGATGCAATAATGATGGTTTCTTTTGATTCGCACAAAAGAACTTATAGAAAGCAAAAATTTATTATGGATCAGGTAATTGATATTTCTTCTACTACAGATAAGCAATTACCTGGGCAACTTGGTCTTCCTCAAGGCAATGTGTCAGTATTAAATTCTTATGTAGAAAAACTTCCCCAAAGTGAAGCAGTTCCTTTTGTTGTTAAATAATTTTTTAATTCAATTAAATCTATGAAATTTACTATTTACAGTAAGGACGGTTGTCCATATTGCACAAAAATAAAACAGGTGTTAGAGTTGTCTAATCTTGAGCATGTAATTTATAAATTAAACGAAGACTTTACTAAAGAACAGTTTTATGCTGAATTTGGAGAAGGTTCTACTTTTCCTCAGGTAATTTTAAACGACCAACAACATTTAGGTGGTTGTACAGACGCTGTTCAATTTCTAAAGGAGAATAGTTTGATTTGACAAAAGGACAACAAGAAAAAGGAAAACTAAATAATAATGAATCCCAAATTAATAGGGGTGTTGAACTACTACTACGCAATAGGAGAAGAAAAGAATCAAAACCAAAAACCTTCCAAATGAAGTTTGGTAAAATGATCTCTTTTCTAAAAAGGGAATTTCATTTTTACTTAGAATTTCATTTTGATATAATAAAAAAATAAATTCTCCGAGGTATTAAAAATGGAATCAGCAACACCTTACATTCTTTTCTTCTGTGCTGTAGGAATTTTAGGTTCTTTTTTAATCGGAATTATGATAGGATGGTTTGGAAATGATATTGTTTATGCATTCTTAAATAAGAGTAAATATCCATCAGTTCATCCCGAAATGTTTGATGAAAATGGAAATCTTATTCCAGATGAAATTTTAGCAGTTTCATTCAATCCAGAGTTTTTAGAAGATGAAGATACTGATGAAGATAATGATGAATCTTAATATATCAATTTTTAAATTTTAGTAAATTAAATTAATTTTATGACTACATTAAAATCAAAGAGAACAGTTGAAAAACCGATTGACACTCTTCCCAATAACCCTTTTATTTTTGAAATTTTAGATCTTGCATCGAAGCAAAGAACAAATGCAAGAAAAGTTGAAGTTTTGAAAACTTATGAAGATATTTCCTTAAAGACTATTTTAATTTGGAACTTTGATGAAACTGTAATTTCTGTTCTTCCTGAAGGTGATGTTCCCTATGCAAGTACAGGTGAACAAACTTCATACAGTGGTACATTAAGTTCTAAAATTGATGATGCCGTATCGAAAATGGGTGAATTGAATTCCAATTCCTTGGGTTCTATGGATCAAGGAATGTCTTCAATTCGTAAAGAGTACAGAATGTTTTATAATTTTGTGAAGGGAGGTAATGATGGCTTGAGTTCTCTTCGTAGAGAAACGATGTTTATCAATATTCTTCAAGGACTTCATCCTAAAGAAGCTGAAATTTTAGTTCTTGTAAAGGATAAAAAACTTGCTAATAAATATAAAATTACAGAAGAAGTTGTGAAGGAAGCTTATCCCGATATTGTTTGGGGCAATCGTTCGTGAGTACTGTATTAGGAGTAAGGAAAAAAATGGCAGAAAGTAAAAACAATTCAAAAAAATTTCTGCCTAGTGAATATGGTTGTGAAATTCTTTTGGAAAAAACGACATTAGAAAAGGCAAAGGACACTTCATTTCCAAATGATGCATACTTGATTTGGTATGTGTATGAAAATCAAAACTACATTGATTTAGTTCGTGGAACAAGAGTTCGTGTTTTTGATATGTATTATGATAATTATGGGCCAGATGCAATTAAAAAGATAGATTTTGGCTATGGACGTACAAACCCTAGACTTTGGGGTTACAAACAACCTGAGAAAAAGAAAAGAAGATGAGTGCAGGATTTGGGGGAGATCCAAACCAAGGAAGGCTTGGAAAGGATGCGAAAATTACAATTAATCTAGATAATATTGATTCAATCATCAAACAATATAAAAAAATTAAAAAGTATCAAAAATCATCTTTATATACCATTAAATCGATGGATGGAACTGAAGATATTGTGAGTTCATTAATAAAGGAAGCGGAGGAGAATCCACTGTAAAATGGGAAAGCATTATCTACTTAACTTATATGGATGTTCCTTTGTCCTTCTGGATGATGAGAGATGTCTTATTGATTTATTAGAAAATGCAGCAATTGTGAGTGGTGCTAATGTAATTCAAACTATTTCAAAGAAGTTTGAACCACAAGGAGTAACTATTCTTTGTTTACTTTCAGAAAGTCATATTAGTATTCATACATATCCCGAATTGGGAAATTGTTATGTAGATATTTTTACCTGTGGTGCCGCAAATCCAAAGATTGGATGTGATCGTATTATTGAGCAGTTAAATCCTCAATCATATGATCTTAAATTTGTCGGAAGATAAAATTGTATTGTTTGCTACATTATAACTTGCATAAATCTTAAAAGGATGCTATAATTCATCTTACGTTCATCTCATTAAATGAGACGCAAGTAGGACGACGCGGAACGCAAATCGTTCATTCGCTATTCGCAAATAGCGAACGGAAACGCCGCCCGAAGGAACGGGAATTAAAACTCTCATTCTGGAGGAAAATCCTAATGTCCAAAGTTGTATATAGGGGTGTTGAATATGACACCCAAAAGCGTATTGAATATCAACAGCAAATGATGCAGCAACCTCAACAATACAACGAAACCTATCGTGGTGTTAAGTTTGTAAAAGAGGGGCACAAATGAACACTTATTTCGTTCGCTATCTCAAAAGAAAAGCAAAGAAAGAAAAACTCCTTCAAGTAGCACAACTGAATATGGCAAAAAAACCACAAGTTGCCTGAAGCTGAGGGGATTGACTTCCCCTCTTTTTTTATGTAAAATGAATTGAATTAAGTTCTATTATATGAATAAAGAAAGACTAAAACTGATTGTAAGAAATTTGGAATTGCTTACACAATCTTTAAAGGAAGAACTTGAAATGGATGAAATTGTTGAATATTCTGAAGAAAAAGTTGAATATTCAATTGATGATTATGATGAAGTATTCTATGACAATGAGGATTGATAATAAATGAAACCTATTAAAGCAAAAGACCTTCTTGAACTTGATAAGAGACTTGAAGTAGTAAAACTTCAAGGATATCCAATTCCAGAGCAGGTAATTTACCAAGCAGGAAAGTGTGACTATTCGGAAATTCCTATTCATCATCAACAAATTCCTACACCGCAGAAGTGTGGTGAGTGGATCGTAGAGCAACTTCTAAGCAACGAGAGGGGCCACTGGGGACCTGCAGAACACCCCGGCATTACATTCTCGGTGTCTGGGTATGTCCACAACGTTATGGTGCAAGCAAGGACTCACAGGGTAGGTGTGACGTTTGATGTTCAATCTCAACGATACACTGGTAAGAGAGTTGTAAAGGTGGCACAAGGAGAATTGAAACCTGATGAAGTTTTCTATTCTCGTCCTCCTGGTTTCTATACCAACCGCAAGGGTAAGAAGTATGAATGGACTCAAGAAGATTATGATGATGAAATGAAATGGTATGTAGAAGGATGTAAGCGTTATGCTGTGAAGTATGAAAAGGGAATGTGTGAAGAACATATTCGTGATGGTCTAGCACAAGGAATTCGTCAAAACTTTGTAGTTTCTTGCAATCTTCGTTCTATTCTTCATATTCTTGATCTTCGTGCTAAGTTGGATGCTCAACTTGAAATTCAGGCATTATGTGAACAAGTTGCTCCAGAAATTAAAAAGTGGGCACCAAATGTTTGGGGTTATTATGAAGAGAAGAGATTAAGAAAGGCAAAACTTTCTCCCTAAATATTTTCATATTTTATGGAGAACTAAAATTGCCGATTTATCCAGTCATCAATAAAAATACGGGTGAAACTAAAGAACTTGAAATGACAATTTCTTCTTGGGAAAAATGGAAAGAAGAAAATTTCAAAGATGGGTGGGACAGAGATTGGAGCCAAGGATGTGCTTCTTCACAAGAAGTGGGTGATTGGCAAAATAAATTAATCTCAAAACATCCTTCGTGGAATCAAGTTTTAGAAAATGCAAGCAAAGCACCAAAGTCAAAAGTGAAAAAAATCTAATGGCAAGAAGAAATAGAAAAGACGAACAATCAATAGGAATTGGTCTCACTGCTCGTCAGGCAAAGCGTAAAAAACCAATTAATTTAGAAAATCTTCTGGATATTGAACCTATTACAGAAAATCAAAAACTTCTGTTTAATTATTATGATGAAGGTAAAAATATTTTTGCTCACGGAGTTCCTGGGTCTGGTAAAACTTTTTCTCTTTTATATAAAGCACTTAAAGATGTTTTGGATGAAAGAACTCCATATGAAAAAATTTATATTGTTCGTTCTTTAGTTCAAACGAGAGAAATCGGTTTTATGCCTGGAAAGGAGGAAGATAAAAAATCTCTCTTCGAAATACCATATAAGAATATGGTAAGATATATGTTTCAGATGCCAAGTGATGTAGATTTTGAAATGCTTTATGGAAATCTAAAAGCACAAGGAACAATTTCTTTTTGGTGTACTTCCTTTATTCGTGGTATTACATTAGATAATTCTATTATCATTGTAGATGAAGCTCAAAATTGTTCCGCCCACGAGTGCTTTTCTGTAATTTCCCGTTGTGGTATGGATACTAAAATTATGTTCGCGGGTGATATAGAACAAAGTGATTTAACTAGAATGAGTGAAAAAAATGGAATTATTGATTTTATAAAAATCATCAATATAATGCCTTCGTTTGAAAAGATTGAATTTAATGTTGATGATATTGTTCGCAGCTCTCTTGTAAAAGAATTTGTAATTGCTAAAAAAACATTGGGACTTTGATGTATGAATTTTATTCATCATAATTATTTGGGTGACTTGGAATTAGAAAAAAAAGAAACAAATGGAATGAGATTGTATCATCTTCCAAATGGTAATTGGGTTCCATCAATCACTTCAGTTACTTCATTTTATAATCGTCAGATTTTTTTGGAGTGGAGACAGAGAATTGGTAATGAAAAAGCAAATGCAATTACCAAAAAAGCAACTGCAAGAGGAACTGACTTTCATCAAGTTTGTCAGGATTATCTGGAAAATAAGGAATTAATTTGGGATAATTATCAACCTCTCACAAAGGTGATGTTTTATCACGCAAAACCTTATTTGGATAAGATAAATAATATTCACGCAATTGAAAGAACTTTATATTCAGAATATTTTGGAATTGCTGGACGAGTTGATGCAATTGCTGAGTATGAAGGTGAACTTGCTGTAATTGATTTTAAAACTTCAGAAAAAATCAAACCAGAAGAATGGATTGAAAATTATTTCGTTCAAGAAACCTTCTATGCTTCTGCGTATTATGAACTTACAAAAATCCCTCCAGTCAAATTAATTACCATTATGGTAACTCCAAGTGGAGAAGTAAAAGTATTTGACAAAAGAAATAAAGGGGACTATATTAAGTTATTAGTTCGTTATATTAAAGAATTTGTACATCACAATCTTAGGTCAGATGGAGAATGAATTAGAGAAAGCTTTAGAAAGCAAATTTTACTGTCCATCTAAATTTGCTCAAGAAATTGAGAAAATTGTATTAGAACAAAAAACAAACTATATTGATGCAATTATTTCATTTTGTGAGCAAAATGAAATTGACATTGAATCAATTTCAAAGTTAATTTCAAAACCTTTAAAAGAAAAACTTCGTTGTGAAGCAACTGAATTAAACTTTCTGAAAAAAACTTCTCGTGCTAGACTGGTTTTTTAATGGCACCATTTGATGTATATTGTAAATATCTTGCCTTAAAAAATCACTTTAATAAAGATTCATACGATTATCATAGGTACAATAAAAAGACTAGAGCAAGTCTTCAATCTTTTTACAAACGTCGTGATAGATTCTGGTTTGAAAAGTTATCACGACAAAGAAATGAAAAAGAAATAGAAGATTTTTTTGTTGCAAATTTTGTATCTTGTAATGATTCCGAATCATTATGGATTGGTGAAATTATTAAAGAAGGAGAAGATAGATTTAATAAATGGCAGAAAAAAATCCAATCACTTTCATATCTGTTTAAAGAAGAATCAACGAATTTATTTGAACAATATCAGTTAAATGAAGTCTTTGATTGTTCAAATGGACATCCCATTTTACTTAAGAAATTCTTATCTGGTAATATTTCTTTGGAAAGTATGGTAATCTATGATAACATCTTAGGATATAGAAAGAATTTTGATTCAAAACTATCAGATCCGGTTTGGGAAACGGTGAGTCGAAGAATTAAAAAATATACACCATTTATACATATTGATGTATTCAAATATAAAAAAATTTTAAAAGAGTTGATTGTAGGAGAAAAATGAGTTTTTTTGATTCTGAAGTTGTTCGTGCTGAGATGGCAGAAATCTCTGAATTGCAAGAAGAAATATATGGAAGTGTTTTTAACTTTCATAGAATGTCAAAGGAAGATAGAATTCGTCACGTAGATCTTCTGGAAAGACTCTTAAATAAACAACAAATTCTTTATACTCGTTTGAGTTTGTCTGATGATGAAGAAGCAAAGGAAATGAAAGAAAGAATTTCTTCCTCTGCACAACTAATGGGACTTCCTTCTGGAATTGATATGAATATCATATTTAACAATATGACTAAAATGTTGGATAAAATGAAGTCAGAGATTGACAAGGCAGAATAAATCTGATAGAATTTCTTTGGCTGGACGATCCATTAAGCTAAGTCACACAGGCCAATTACTAAAATTAATCAAATGTCAAATTTTTCAAATCTTAAAAAACAGTCCTCTCTTGGTTCTCTTACTGAAAAACTTGTAAAGCAAGTTGAAAAGATGAGCACCTCTTCTAGCTCAGGTGATGAGCGTTTCTGGCGAGCAGAGATGGGTAAGGATGGAGTAGGTTCTGCAATTATTCGTTTTCTTCCTGCTCCTGAAGGAGAAGAACTTCCTTGGGCAAAGCTCTATACTCACGCTTTTCAGGGTCCAACTGGAGCTTGGTATATTGAAAATGATCTGACAACAAACGGTCAAAAAGATCCAGTAACAGATTATAATCGTGCTCTTGTGATGAAGCACTCTGCGGATGGTAAATTTGAGAGTTGCCCAAAAAATATTCAAGATATTGTTCGCAAACAAAAGCGTAAACTATCTTATTATAGCAACATTTATGTTGTAAAAGATCCAACCAATCCTCACAACGAAGGAAAGGTTATGTTGTTTAAGTATGGTAAAAAAATCTTTGATAAAATTCTGAATGCAATGCAACCAGAATTTGAAGATGAAACTCCAATTAATCCCTTTGATTTCTGGCAAGGTGCAAATTTCAAACTGAAAATTGTAAAGAAAGACGGATATTGGAACTACGACAAATCTGAATTTGATCGTGTTTCTCCTCTTCTAGATGATGATGATGCTCTGGAATCAATTTGGAAAAAGGAGTATTCTCTGACTGCACTGACTGCACCCGATCAATTCAAGAGTTATGAAGATCTTGAGAATCGTATGAATTCTGTTCTTGAATTGAATTCATCCCCATCACAGTCTCGTGCTGTAATGGAAAAGGAAGATGATTTTGATGAGTATGAATCTTCTTCAGGTCGTAATGAAAAAGTAATGCAGGAATTGGAAGAATCCTTTAATCGTTCTAAGTCACCATCGCTTCCTAAAATTAATCAGGAATCTGATGAAGATGAAGATGATGCAATGTCATATTTCTCAAAGTTGGTTGATATGTAATCAACCATAAAGACGAATATTATCACCTCTCTTTAAGGTAGCGTTCACATACTGAACGCTACCTTTTTTGTATTCCATTAGCTCTTCAAGGTCATTGAATACAATATTTAAATAACTTGGTTTCAGAACATAGATATTTCTTTTTTCTTCTTCCATTAAAACTTCATAATCATAATTAGTAATTGAGTTTAAAACATTATCTTTTGAAACTATGATTTCAGTTTCCAGATTATTATCATAATATTGATAATAATAATTATTTGATACTGAAATTGGATTTTGAATAATAAATTCTATATTCTCATTTCCAGTTAATGGAAAGATTTCGGTTTCTAGATCATTATTATTTACAAATTTAATTTTTACTTGATTTGATGAATTTGCAAATACTTCATTCACAGTAAATGTACCATTTACTGAAGCCTCCTCAAATCCACTGATGATGATTTTTGTTCCCGATGAAATGGTGGGAAGATTTTTATTCTTATTTAAAGTAAATAAGAATGTTTTATCGGATGGAGAATAGATAGCATTTGCAATTTCATTTGTTTTATAACTTGCAATAAATCCATTTCCAGTCTTCCAGGTACTTGAAGCACGTACACCAGAAGGTAAAATTATATTTCCTAAACTATCTTGTATTTCTTTAGTTTCATAATGATGAATTCCAGAATATAGATTTTCATATGAACCATACTTTTCAAGCATTACTTTATCAAATACTGATTGTGGTAGAGGCCACTCACTTTGAATATTAAGAATATTATTTGAAAGAAGAATTACCCAATCCAAAGATTCATCATTGTAAATTTTATATGCTACATTATCTGGTCTCTCATCACCAATGATTTTATATTTTGTGAAGAACGATAAATCTCCAAAGATATCTTCACGAAGTTTTCCGCGACGAAATAGATTCTTAACTGTTGCATATTCAGAGATTTGTCTTTGATTTGAATCTCTGCTTACATAATCAAAGTCTGGAACTTGTCTGAAGTATGGGTATGACATTTTAGTAACCTATATGGTCAACTGGGATTTGTCCATTATTATCAAAATAGTCTTTAGATGTCACTGGTTCTAATTCTGAAAACTGTAAAGTAAGATTATATGAAGTCATTGTTCTATTAACATCATTAAAAGTCATATAAGAACCATCTGGGGTATAATCAACATTGCAAACTTGTAAGGCACAAGTTTTAATTCTATTAATTGAAGGATGCATTTTCTTTCCGGGTGTGTGATATGAAATGTTAAAGACTCTTGGTGTTGCTAAAAATAAACCTCCTTTAGATACCTGAGGAGCCATTGCTTCTTTGAATGCTCTAATTATACTTCTAACTTGGGTTGCTTCTCCTTCACTTCTTGGAGATAATCTAAAAGTAAAGTTAAAAGGTCTTAATGTAGGTCCTTGGAATAATAATTCAAGATTAGGATTTACAATAGCTCCACCAAATCTCGAAAGTAATCCTTCTACATTGAGTGCTCTTTCCTTCAATTTTAAAATAATAGCTTTTTTTACATCTTCATTTTTAGATACAGTATCCCCCAGTTGACTGAGTATGTCAGTAGCTTGGTCTACAGATCCTGCCATACCAGCAGATGATAAACTAAGTAATCCTATATCAACAGGGCTTAATTCTTTACCACCCCAATCTACAACATTGCTATCTGAAATTGATGGTTGAATTGGTAATATTATAGAACCAAGAAAATTTGTATAGGTTTTTTGTTTAAGATTTGCTGCACTTTTTTTATCAAGTTTTGACGCTTCATATTTAATTATAGTAAATTTAATATAATCTTGTTTGTTTTCAGTTAACGATGTTGGATAAATCATAGGAGGATTAGTATTATATGATCCTCTAGTTGTTTTTTCGTCTCCTTGTATTTGTTCTTTAAAATTTAAATCTTCTTCTGTTAATGTTTCTTTTTGATCTGGTCCTGGTCCTGGTGTTGGATTTGGATTTTGTGTTCCTGACCTATTAGCAAAATCAGTATATGGTTTAAATGAATTTGAACTTTGAAATAATTTTTTTTTATCTTCTGGTAACTTATTAATTACTGCAACTGTATTTTTAGTAAAAGTATCTTCATTTTGAGTCAGAATAGAACCATATGTTTCTGTTGAACTAAACCCACCATTTGAAGGTAGTAATCCTTGTCCAGTTGGATCCTGTGGAGGAATCCATTTTTTATTAGTAACATCCCAAGAGTATATTATGTTATTATTTTTATCTACAATTATTGGAGGTTCTGCTGGATTATTTGGATTAATTCCTGTTTTTACTGTTGCAGTTCCTGTAGAAGTTTTAATTAGATATTTCGTATATTGTATTGCCATCAAACACCCTCCTCATTTACAAGAGGATTAATCATCTCAATTTTTTGTAGAGTATGAGACATTTATAATAGTTTTTATTTATTTAGTCAGGAATCTTGCATAAGGAATTTGTCTAAGATGTGAAATCTCCTCATTGTTTACAATATGAAGTGGTCCAGCAACTTCCATCCAAGTATAATTTCTCATCTCATTCCAATGAAAATTAAATCCTTTAAATCCCCAACGTTGAACATCAGTACAGGCAATTAAAGGATGAACATCAAATCTTAAGTTTGGTGTTTTTGCAATGTAAATAAATGTATAATATCTTCCCACCTTTGGAATAAATTCAGTTTCTCTGAATACACTAAGAATCTCCATCATAATAGAATCAGCATCTGTAAGTCCTCTGATTCTTTTTTTAAGTTGTATAATTCTTGGAGGTGTTCCTCCAATATATTTACCGAAACCTTTATCCATTAGTTAAATAAATTATCCTCAGTAATGACTTTGAATTCAATTTTTCTATCTTTGCACCATTCATCAGCTGCACTCCATTTTGCTTTATTTTCTTCGTAAGTTTTCATTTCATAAAGCCAGGATTTAGTTTTTCTTGATGGAGTCTTTGGTTTTACTGTTTGTTTTTTAGGCTTCACCTCAATCACAAAAGTTTTAATTTCTCCAGTTTCTTCTTTTAGTTTAATAATAAAATCTGGAAAATATTTACAAATTCTTTTTTTGATTGGATTGTAATAGTTAATGAAAATTTCTTCAGACCCCCAAGCAATTACGTTTGTATTTAAGTCACACCATCTACAAAACTTTCTTTCCCAACTACTCCTACAGATTATATTGTCTGGGTCTCCTTTGTATTTTTCTGGATAGGATGGTTTGTATCTGCTCTTGTTGCTTTCTCCCATATGAGTGATACATAATATATACACTAAAAATATTTATAAATGGCTGGCCCGGAAATAAAACCTTATAGTATGAGCGCAATTAAAAGCAAGTTATTGAATCCTGCTTTAACGTCTCATTTTATTTGCCGTTTTTCTCCCCCAAAAGGAAATTTTGGAAAATATAGAACTGATAGGGTAAATGCAGGATTTGAAGGATTTGATTATTCTGGAGAAAATCAAGAATTAATTGAGCTTTCTTGTAGTGAAGCATCTCTTCCAGGTTCTTCACTTGCCACAATTGAAATTAATAATGATTATACTGGAGTAACAGAAAGACACGCATATCGTAGATTGTATGATGACCGTGCTGACTTTACTTTTTATGTAGATGGAAATTATTATATTATAGATTATTTTGAGAATTGGATTGCTTATATATCGGGGGAAGATGACATAAAAACTCAAGAGAGTTTAGTTTATAATTATCGAGTAAATTTTCCAGAAAAATATACAACAGGAAATCTTTATATTACAAAATTTGAAAGAAATTATGGGCGTAAAAAAATAGATTCAAATCTTAAAGAAACTAGACCTTTAACTTATAAATTTATTAATGCATATCCAATTAGCATTAATTCTATGCCAGTTTCTTATGATAATTCTCAACTATTGAAATGTACTATTTCATTTACTTATAGTCGTTATGTTATATCAAGAGACCCTAATCTATTTGCTAAGAGTGATGAATATAATTTATTTTTCAATAATCCTGATATTAAGGCTCTTGCAAATAAAGGAACTTTAAGATCTCTTGGACTTCCTGTACCTGAGGTATAAATAATCACACTGAAACTTTTATAGAAAATTATGTTACCTAAGATTTCTACACCATCGTATTTTTTGACTTTACCATCAACCGGAAAAGAAATTAAATATAGACCATTTCTTGTAAGAGAAGAAAAGCTACTTGTTCTTGCATTAGAAACAGAAGATATAAAAAATATTACAGAAGCAATTAAAACAGTCATCAAAAACTGTATTGAAACAAAAGGAATTAAAATAGAAGTGCTTCCAACTTTTGACATTGAATATCTATTTTTAAATATTCGTGGAAAATCAGTGGGAGAAGAACTTGATGTAAATATCATTTGCCCTGATGATGAAGAAACCACAGTATCGGTAAAAATTAATATTGATGATATTCAAGTTCAAAAATTTGACAATCACGAAAAAACAATTAAGATTGATGATAAAGTGACGATTGAAATGAGATATCCTTCATTAGATCAGTTCATTAAGAATAGTTTTGATTTCAATTCTGCAAATAATATGGACCAATCTTTTGACTTAATTTCATCTTGTATTGAAAAGATTTATACTGAAGATGAAGTTTGGTCTTCTGCAGATGTAACAAAAAAAGAACTAAATGAATTCTTGGATCAAATGAACTCATCACAATTCAAAAAAATTGAACAGTTTTTTGAAACAATGCCCAAATTATCTCATAAATTAAAAGTACTCAACCCAAAAACAAAGGTAGAGAGTGAAGTGATTCTTGAAGGGTTAACATCTTTTTTCGCTTGATGATGGTTCATATTGATTTGGAAAATTATTATCAATTAAATTTTTCATTAGTTCAATATCATAAATGGAGTCTATCTGAAATTGAAACATTAATCCCTTGGGAAAGAGATGTCTATGTATCCTTATTGAAGGCACATTTAGAAGAGGAAAAATCAAAACAAAAATCTTCACAATAAATAATGATAATAAGAAAAAAATAAAGAAAAAGAATGCGTCCAGAAGATTCTGTAAAAGAAACTATAGATGAAAGAATTCTAAATCTTCTTGGACTTGAAGATGTATTTGATATTGACTATGATACTTATTTGACTCTTCTTCGTGAAAAACTTATAGAAGGAAGAATGGTTGATAGTAAATTATCAACCGAAGAAATTGTTCTTCTTACTGATGAATTTAAAAGAGTCAAAGGAAATATAGGAAGATTTAAGATTAATAGTAAAAAATTCACAGCAGGAAATATATCATCATCTAATTTACTTAAAGTTTCAAAGAAAAGTTATTCACCAATAAAACCACTTACTCCAGTAATGGGGCAAGATGATCCTGGTGCTTTGGTGAAGGTATTTTCTTCTATATCTAAAAGTCTGGATGTAATTGTAAAAGATTTGAGTTCTCAAAATAAATCTCTTCAAAATTCAGAAAAAGATGATAGAAAAAAAAGAGAGGATGAAAAGAGAAGAAGAAGAGAATTTGGATTAGAACAAGGAATTGGAAAAATTGTATCAGTTGCATCTAAAATGCTTGCACCTGTTCGTGGTATTTTGGATAAAATTTGGAACTTTATTTTCTATACCTTACTTGGAAGAGCATTCATAAAGTTTACTGATTGGTTTAATGATCCAAAAAATAAAGATAAAGTAGAAACTCTAAAAAGATTTTTAAAGGATTGGTGGCCTTCTTTATTGGGAGCATTTGTTTTATTTGCAACACCATTTGGCTCATTTGTTCGTACATTTGTTGGAACAGTTACGAAACTTACATTTCAACTAGCTAAGTTTGCAATTCCTAAACTAGCAAAATTTGTTGCAAAAAATCCATTGGTTGCAGCAGGAGCTGTGACTGGAATTGCTGCTGGAGCTGGATATATGATGGAACAGAATAGAATGAATGAGATTGCTAAGAAACAGGGAACCAAACCAGAAAAAAGAGGAGAAGGAAGTTTATTTAATGAGATTGGAAAAGCATTCAATCCAGGACAACTTGGAATGGGAGGTGTAAGCACTACTGGATATAATTCAGGTGGAATTGTTCCTACAAATAAACGTAATATAATCACTACTGGATATAATTCTGGTGGAATTGTTCCTACAAATAAACGTAATATAATCACTACTGGATATAATTCTGGTGGAATTGTTCCTACATTTGAAGGTGGGGGAACAATTGATGAATCGACTGGACTCAAAATTTCTGGGGCTGGAGAAGATACTCAATTAATTGCTGCAAAACCTGGAGAAATTGTAATTCCAACAGAAACAGTAGATAAGTATGGTGCCCCTTTCTTTATGAAGTTGATTCGCAGTTCTGGTAAATCTGGAATGCCAAAGATGGTGAATAACATTCAACTTGCAAAGGATGGTGGTATTGTAGGTGGAATGATGAGTGGAATTGGTAGAATGTTTGGAGCCAAATCAAATACTAAAATATCAAAACCATCTTGGCACAGTCCAGCTCCAATTTACGATCATAAAACTCCAACAGTAAAAGCAATTTTAAGAACTCTAAAAACTGCAGAGGGTACAATAAAAGGTAAAAATCCATATGATGTTGTTTATGGTGGAAAAATGATTCCTGTAACTCAAATGACAGTAAAGGAATTAATTGATACTCAAATGACAGATATATTGCCAAAGAAATTTGGTGGTGGAAGAGCACCTTGGCCTAAAGGTTCTGTTGCTTCTGGTGCATATCAGTTTATGCCAGATACACTAAAACAGTTAATTACTATGAATATACTAAGACCAACTGATAAAATGAATGCTGATACACAGGACCGTGCTGCTTGGGCGTTAATTGAAAGAAGAGGAGTGAGTTTACATCAACTTAAATCGCAGGGATTAAGTAGAGGAATTTTAAATACTCTTGGGCGCGAGTGGGCTTCGCTTCCAAATTTGCAAGGTAAAAGTCATTATAACCAACCTGTTAAATCTGCTGAATTTCTTCAGAATGTTTATAATCAATCTTTAAATCTTCCAGATAAATCTTCACCCATTAATACGGTAAAACCAAAAGATAATAAGATGAATCTTGGTCTTCAAGCAAAGTTAAGTCCAGTTGAACC